TATACCTTCTGCTGGTAAATTAATTTGAACTGTTGAAGCACCTGCCGCTGCATTACCTGTTTCAATATCAAATACATCTGTTCCACCATCTTTCCACGTAAGAGTACCAGGAGTATCAGTAGGTTCAATTATAAAACCTTTTAATCTCATTGGTCCTCCAAATATAGTAACTGTAGTGGCAACGTTTGAAGCTGTATTAGATAATGCTGCTTTATTTTTACTAACAACATTTATATCTGATCCTGCCATAATTTCTCCTAAATTAAATTATATTTTTTTAAGTCTTGATATAGTAAAGCAATTCTTTCATCTTGTACATTAGAAGGTTTTAAATACTCTGCTTGATAAGCTTTAGCTTGAGTTGTTCCCATATCTAAAGGCGTTTGATTCAAATTTACAGCAGCTGGTAATTTACCTTTATTTTCAATAGTTGTAGTTCCACCACTTCCACTAAATGTTTCTATTACTTTTTCTATATTTTTTAATTTTTTTTCTAAATCATCTTCTGATTCTTTTTTTTTATCTTTAGTTTCTGTTTGAATAACTTCAGTTGTAGATTCATCAATAGTATTTTCGTCATCTGTTTTATCTAATACTATTGGTTTTACTGATTCAGCTGTACTTCTTTCTTCTTTATCTTCAACATCTGTATTAGAATAATCAATATTCTTTAAAGCATTACCAGTATTTTTTAAAAAATCTAAATTAAATTCCATAGTTTTATGAGGGCCCGAAGGCCCCCTTTTAAATTATTATACTATTGTAAATGTTCTTTGCAGACCATTATCTTGTGCATAAGTAACAGAAGTTGTGATTGCTCCTGTGTTCCCATCACCGTTTGCACCAGTAAATACTCCTACAACTTTAATATCAGATGCTCCAACATTCGACATTAAACCTAAAGCAGCAGCAGATTGTGATGTTCTACCTAAAGCTTTAGCATTTGCAGCAGCAGTAAAAGCTGTTGCATTCGAAGTTGTACCAACAGAAAAAGTTGCAGCACCAGTATCGTTAGATACTTCTGTAACATCAACATGTACAAATAACACTTGTGAATTAGCTGGAATTACTGCAATATTAGTATTTGCAGATGCTCCAGTTATATTTATGTCTTTACCCTGTACCATTGTTACATGGCCAGTATTTTTTACATTTGAACCTAATGTAGATCCAGTTGTTTCGTTAATCGTTCCCGCTTTAATTGGTCCCGAAAATGTAGTTGTTCCCATAGTCTACCTCCTTAGTAGTCTGCTTTCGCAGTCGTAGGGTTAAACACTAGGCGTATTGCTACGCCTAGTATTAAGATTTTATTATGCTGCGCCTTCAGATCCGTATACACCTCTCCAGTCTGTAAAACCGAAGCTGTATCTTTCTCTGACTTTGTATCTTAAGTTACCAGTTTCAAAATCGCCTTCAACAGCTTTTTTGATTGGTGCTCTAACAAAGTGTTTCATTCCATCTGGGCAATCAGTTAATATGAAATATTGATCAGGGTCAGTAAATCTTTGATTTACTACAACACCTTCAGGGATCATACCCATATTTCTCATTGCATTGATATCATTGTCAGCAGTTCCTGGTCTAAGATTAGACTTAAGGATTCTTTCTGCAATAAACACCAATTGAGGTGGAACCGCAAGTTTTCTTCCTGATAATGCAATAGGTATGCTTCTATCATCAACAGCAGTTGAGATTTGTACTAAAAGTGTCTCTAAAGACGTTTCAGATAAATCCGCAGGTGTTGCTAAGATGTTAGATGCTGTACCACCGCCACCAAGTGGGTGTGAACCATCAAGTAAAGCTTGACCGTCACCACCTAATGAAGTAGTTGTTGCATTATTAAAGATGTTTGCACCTTTGATCTCTTTAGTATGTTGCATTGATCTTGCTAGTGCTCTTGCGTATTTAGCGCCTAGAGAACCGTACAAGCCATCTTCTTCAGCTTCTTCTGTAATCGCAAAAGCTAAAGCGACAGTTTCATGTACATATCTTGAGACAAAGCCTTCTCTGCCAGAATCATAATTGATCATGGCACCTTCAGCTTTTGTTGGTGCAGCACCGAATCCGATCATTTGTACATCTTCTTCGAATGCTTTCATTGATTGCTCTGTAGAATATAATGATCTCCATTGTTCTGGATATCTGTCATATTCCATACCAAACACGGTATTTAAACCTAGATTGAGCTGTTTGGTAAAAAGTGCTCTATTTAAAGCCATTTTTTAACTCCTATTATTAAGGTTATATACCAGCGTTCTGAGCACCATAGAAAGATAGATTTATTACTACCTCTACATCTGCGTCAGCCCCAACTGCATTATTTGGATAATCAATTAATCTTAGTATTCTCAAAACTTTGCTTGTTGCAGCAAGAGTTGAAATGTCTAATTCATCAGTTGAGTGTCCGTAAACAGAATTTAATGTTCCAATAGTAACATTTGCAAGTTCTCCAGCATTAGCTGCTGCAAAAGTTCCATTACATTGAACTCTGTAGGTTATATTTGGATCATCGTACACATAAGCTTTGGCATTAGCCGCATCTTTTGTTGCTGTACCAGTAGTCCAAACTTTTTCAAATTTAACATTGCCATCGGTATCAATATATTCAACGCCATAAAAAACACCCAGAGCTGTTCCGCCTGCTGTGCCTCTTATAAGTGTACCACCTGAATTAAGTGTTACAATATCTCCTGATGCCATTGAACCTGTTTGTCCATTAGCAATAGGATATTCGTTAGGTCTGATAACGCCGCCTGTTAAATGTCTTAGTGGGACAAATCCCACAGGTGCATTTACATTTGCCATTTTTTAGTCTCCTAGTTTAGTTTAATTGCCGTCCGAACTAACTGTTGACTTAAAAGTTCTTTGAATAGGTTGACCTGGTGTTTCTGCACGGTTCATGTCTTGTTCGACTGATGTCATTAAATTTTCAGTCATCTGAGCATAATACTCGTTTCTTTGTTTTACCATGTTTGTAGGCATTTCACAAAGTACCATTCCTTCTATTCCTATATGCCCTGCAAATCTGCCATGTTCAATCGTTGGAAAATGTTGAATCTCTTTGACCGTTTTAGGATCACGAGGTACCCAACCTTCTCTCAACCGTTTAGCTACATTTGTAGGAGTTTCCTGTCCTAATACCATTGTTGCAATCCATCTTTGACTGAACCCTGGTCTTGCTTCAGGAGCTTCTAATAAGTTACTCGGTCGCCAATTCGAAACTTTTGCTTTTTCAGCTCTAGTTTCATTGTTTATTTTATTATCATTATTTTTCATGTCAGGCTCCTTTCTATTGTCCTGTATCGCTAAAGCTTTTTACTTCTTTAGCAAACCGTTTTAGTGCTGCTTCATCATTAATGTTAATGCCAAAGTTTTTAGCAGTGGCAAGATCATCACTGGTTAGCTTAACTCTATTACTTGATGATCCTTTTTTACGAGATACACCAGCAACTGGAGATTGCACTCTATTATTTTTTTGTACTACATTTTGTTCCGCTTTGGAAGTGTTTTCTTCTGATTTATTAAAATAAGGAAGACCACTAGCTTTTAATCTTTTAGTCATTTCATCATAATATCCAGGATCATGCACATCCCAACCTTCTTCTGTTAATTCAGCATCAATTCCATAAGCCATAGCTGTTTCTTTTCTATAACCAGGTTTATTAAACCATGTTGAATTTTCTTTTACCCACTCGGTGGCTAAAGGCGGAGCTTTCTTGTCAGTTTTTTCAGCAGGTTTAGGTACTCTTGCAGCATAATCTTCTGTTTTAGTCATTTGACTACGAATTTCTGCCATACTTTCATACAATTTAACTTGTTTGTCAGTATTACCTTCTTCTATTGCTTGTTTTAATTCATTAGAAACACTAGAAAGTTGATTACTTAACGATTTATTAGCAATATCGTATGTCTTTTTTTCCATTTTAGACATTCTTTCTTCCATTTCTACTAATTTTTGTTCAGCTTCTGCTCTTTTAGCTACTTCTTTCTGGATTCTTTTACGAACTTTAAGAGAATAAGGCATATCCTCTGAATATTCAGGAACTTCCTTTGGTTTTTTTTCTTCTAATTTAATTTCTCTTTCGTTTTCGTAAGTTTTATCTATTTCTTTTTCATCAGAAGGTTCATCTTGTGATAATTTATCTAAAGGATTAGGAGTTATACTAACTTCTTCATCATTTTTATTTTCATCAAGCACTACTTCTAATTCTTCATTCTTATTTTCTTTTTCTTCGATCATAGTTTCTCCTATGTTGGCATTAACTATTGTTAATGTATATTATAGTTGTTGAGTTACAACATCTGGACTTTCCAGAGTTGCAATAATCTCATCATCATTTAATAACACCATTTTAACATTTTGTACAGAAACTCTTGCTCCTGCATATCTACCAAAAATAACCCAATCTCCTACTTTACACCAAGGTTTTTTTCTATCACTATAACATTCATCTCCCATAGCTATTATTTGACCTACACTATTTAAGTATGTTTGATTATCTTTGTTAGAATCTGTTAAAATTATACCACCTTTAGTTTTTTCTACTACACCTTGAGGTCTTAATAAAATTCTATAACCTACAGGTTGTGGAACTTTATCAGGTGTTGGTACATCATTATCTGTAGCCCAAGCTTCATTACT